TCTACGACGGGCGTATAAGGAGGCTCAGTTATGGCTATTTCTCGCGCACAACTGGCGAAAGAGCTGGAGCCTGGCCTGAATGCTCTATTTGGAATGGAGTTTGACAGGTACGAAAACCAGCACGCCGAAATCTACACTACCGAGTCCTCAGATCGAGCATTTGAGGAAGAAGTGATGTTATCGGGCTTTGGCGCCGCTCCGACTAAGTCGGAAGGTTCCGCTGTCAGTTTTGACGATGCTAATGAAGCATTTACGGCTCGATATAACCATGAAACCATTGCTCTGGCATTTTCGATCACAGAAGAAGCCGTAGAAGACAATCTTTATGATCGTCTCTCTTCGCGTTACACTCGTGCTCTTGCTCGTTCAATGGCGCATACAAAGCAGGTTAAAGCTGCATCAATCCTAAACAATGCCTTCACAGCAGGTGCCTTTGCTGGTGGTGACGGTGTTGCGCTGTGTGATGCATCTCACCCGCTTACAAACGGCGGCACGTTTGCCAACGAACCAACGACAGGTGCGGATCTGAACGAGACTTCTCTGGAAGACGCTCTTATCAATATTGCGGGGTTTGTTGATGAACGTGGTATGAAGGTGGCTCTTCGTGGAACAAAACTTATTATTCCTCGTCAGTTACAATTCATTGCCGAGCGTTTGATGGTTTCTAATCTCCGTGTTGGCACCGCTGACAATGATGTAAATGCGCTTCGTTCCATGGGGATGTTGCCTGACGGCTACGCCGTCAATGACTTCCTGACGGACACAGACGCATTCTTCATCTTGACAGATGCTCCTCGTGGATTCCTTCACTTTGAGCGTGTGCCTCTGTCTACGCAGATGGAAGCAGACTTTGATACCGGCAACATGCGCTTCAAAGCTCGTGAGCGTTACAGCTTTGGCTTCTCAGATCCGCGTTGCGTATTTGGTTCGCCGGGCGCATAATATTGAATTGCTACGAGAACGCGGAAGCGTTTTTCAAAAGAACCCTAGTCCTCCAACTGGGCGAAAGGGCGGCTTTCGAGTCGCCCTTTTTTCTGTTATAGTAGTTCTATCTTACACATGTATTTTCCTCCCTAAACTTGGAGCCGTACAATTTGCGGCTCCACCTTTTTTCGTGTATCCTGTTCGTATCCTGACAGGTCCAGAGTGGATCTGACACTAGCCACGACAGGAGAAAGACATGGCTAATACGACATTCAATGGACCCGTCCGTTCTGAAAACGGTTTCAAGACAATCATCAAAAATGCCACGACAGGCGCTCTTACCAATGAGATGACCCTGTCCACATACAGCACTTCCATCACTATCGCAGCGTCTGGCACCACTCATAAAGAGTCGTCGATCGGTATTCCATCCAACTTTATCCCCATGGGTGTTGCGATTACGGTAACCAGTGCAGCTGCTAACAATGTGAACTTGGTTGACATTGGAACAGACGATGACACAGATGGGTTTGTTGATGGCATTTCTATTGCAATCAACGCCACTGGCTTCAAGGGTTTCTTCCCTTGTAACGGCGTTCTTGGCATGTCGGGCGGCGCGACTACTGCTGCTACAGAGACTGCCGATGAGGTTGAACTTGTGATTTCTGGTTCAGCGGGTGCTGGCGGAGTTATTGCTCTAAAGTTCTTTGGCATCGCATCTGATTCACCAACTTCTTAATAGGAGACTATGATGGCAAGCTCCATCATCGCTAAAACAGTTACCTCAACGGGTAGCTTGATTGGTGGCAGAACTCGTCTCAAGTCCTTTGTTGTTCGTAGCGCAAGTAGTGGGAGTCCTGCGGCTGTTTTCAGAAGCGGGGGCGGGTCGGGCACGACTCTACTCACCATGACCTTCGTGACTGGGGATGACACGCAGATCAGTATTCCAGATCATGGGATAATCTTTGAGGACGGTTGTCATGTAACGTTGACAAATGTTTCCTCAATAACTGCATTTTTTGGCTAGTCGTCATGGCTAAAAAACGAGACAAACAGCCGCCTCGGAGTAAGAAATACTTTCGCTCGACAAAGTCTGGCGCTGGTATGACTAAAGCTGGTGTTGCTCGTTACCGTAGAGAAAATCCTGGTAGTAAGCTAAAGACAGCAGTTACAGGCAAGGTAAAACCAGGCAGCAAAGCAGCGAAGCGCAGGAAGTCTTTCTGCGCTCGTTCTGCTGGGCAAATGAAAAAGTTTCCTAAAGCGGCAAGAAACCCTAACAGCCGTCTCAGGCAGGCTCGTAGAAGATGGAAGTGTTAATGACTCCAGAAGAAGTGTTGCGACAGTTAGAGAAGCACGAGGAGTCGTGTGACAAGCGTTATGCTGAGATTCAACGCCAGTTGGATAAACTTGACATGCGTCTGTGGGGCATTGCGGCTCTAATAGTAGCCACTGCTTTAGCAAACAGGTTTTTGTAGTGGCTATAAACAGATCACGAATGAGTAAACAGATTAGTAAGCCGGGAGGAAAAAAGATGCCTAAAGACGCTTGTTATCGAAAAGTTAAAGCACGTTACAAGGTTTTTCCATCGGCCTATGCCTCTGGAGCCATCGCAAAATGTCGAAAGGTAGGAGCCGCAAATTATGGAACTGGAGGAAAGAGTAAGAAGTCTAAAAGAAAGACTCGCCGTACTAAACGCAAGGCTAAGACCTACTGATGAAAGTAAAAGTAACAAAGCCAAAGCGGAAGTTTCGGGGCAAGAAAATACCCAAGACAGCCGTAGCTCGAGGTTGCGGAGTAGTCTTACCCAATCGAAGAAAGCGAAGTAAAGGGGCAGTGGAGCAATCCTGATGGCGGTAAGAAAGACAAAAGAAGGTCTCGCTCTCAAGCGTTGGTTCAAGGAAGACTGGAAAGATGTCCGCACCGGCAAAAAATGTGGGCGCCGGAAAGGAGAAAAACGTGGTGTCCCTTATTGTCGCCCATCAAAGCGGGTTTCTTCAAAGACGCCCAAAACAACAAAGGAGTTGTCCGCCAAAGAGAAGAGGTCTCGTATTTCACAGAAGAAGAGGCTGGGCCAGCCTGCTGGCAAGCCTAGGCGCGTCAAGGCTGTACGCAGAAGAAAGAAGAAGTAATTAATGGAAGAAGCTGTGATTCAAGAGTTGAAAAGGTGGTCGGCTTCTGTTTTAGAAAAGACAAACGAAAACTACAACGGTTTGCCTGCTTGTCCTTTCGCTCGTAAGGCTTGGGCCGAAGATAAAGTGGGATTTTTATTTAAGAATACTGAAGAGTGGGACAATTTGTATTTGGCTATAGAAGATTGGGATGACTCAAAGGAAGTGATCATATTGGTAGACCATTGTTATCCAGAACTAAATGACATGTACGCTTTTTTGGATGACATGAACAAAGACATTGCGGAGGGTATGTTTGCTACCAAAGACATGTTTTTGATGGGGTTTCATCCAGACGCAGAAGACAACGATCTGTTAGATGATGAAATAGAGATGACTGATGAGGAGCCTTATGCGATGATCTTTTTGCAGCGGTTGAGTAAGTTGCAGGAGGCTTCGGATCAGTTAAGACAGAAGGGATATTATAATACTTGTGAGGATTATTATGATGGCTCTTCTTTATATCAACAGCGACAGGACTATTACAGGAGATTGAAATGCCAGGTGCAATGAAGAGAATGAAGAATGGCAAGAAGATGATGAGAGGCGGCGGTTCTGTTCGCAAGAAGGTAATGCTTCGTGGCGGCGGCATGGTTGCTAAAAAGAAAAAAGTCGGCTTCCGTGGTGGCGGACGAGTCAAGTCGAAGAGATAATCAAACATGACGACCTCTGGATCCAGAGATTTTGATCTCGATGTAGCGGAGCTTATCGAAGAAGCATATGAAAGGTGCGGACTTGAAGTCCGCACCGGTTACGATGCACGCACGGCTCGACGATCTTTGAATTTGATGTTTGCGGACTGGGCAAATCGTGGGGTCAATTTATGGACTGTTAAACAAGCTACATTAAGTCTTACTTCTGGCACGGCGACATACACTTTTGATGCCACACATACTGATCTGCTTGAAGTAGTGGTTCGTAGAAGTAGCACAGACTTTCAATTAGATCGAATGTCTAGGAGTGACTATTTACACATACCAAATAAGGCTCAAACAGGAAGACCGAGTCAGTTCTTCTACAACAGACAAATTTCGCCTCAAATTATCCTTTGGCCCACTCCTGATAGTTCTAGTGACAGTCTTGTTTACTATTATGTACGTCGCATTGAAGATGCTGACACGTTGGTTAACACCACTGACGCGCCTTTCCGGTTTCTTCCGTGCATGGTTGCAGGCTTGGCGTACTACGTTTCCATGAAAAAAGCGCCAGAGCGGGTTCAACTTTTAAAGGCGGTTTATGAAGAAGAGTTCCAAAGAGCAGCGGACGAGGATGAAGATCGTGTTTCACTGAAGCTACAGCCTAGCCTGCAATATCTGAGGTTTAACTAATGCCTAGATTTGCTTCAGGAAAGGATGCTTACGGTATATCAGATAGGTCTGGTTTCAGATATCGTTTAGTTGAAATGGTCACGGAGTGGAACGGATCTAAGGTAGGCAGAGATGAGTATGAAGCGAAGCACCCGCAACTTGAACCAATCCGAGTTGGTTCGGATCCACAAGCGTTAGAAGATCCGCGACCAGATCAACGCACAGAAGTTGCTGTTGCTCAATTGTTACCGGCAAATGCTTTTTTATCTGGTTCAGCGGGTGTTGCCGTAATTACTGTGGTAGAGCCGTCTCACGGTCGTTCTACAAATGATGTAGTTAGGTTCAGGAAAGTGGAAAGTTTTGATGGGTTTACAAAGGCCGTCTTGGAGAGTTCCAGCGGTTATACGATCACTGTCACGGATTCTAACCTTTATACCTTCACGGCGTCGTCCGGCACCGCAACCACGGGTAATCAACGCGGGGGCGGTGAAAATGCGACTGCTGGGCCGGTGACCTTGGAGGTGTAAATGGCGTATACTTTTGCAGAATTAAAAACTGCCATACAAGAGTACACAGATAATACTGAAACTACTTTTGTATCAAACCTTGACGACTTCATCCGTGCCGCCGAAGATCGGCTGTTCTATTTAGTGGATCTGGAATATTTCCGTAAAAACGCTACGAGTGCTGTGACGCAAAATGACCCGTTCTTAGCTTTGCCGTCAGACTTTTTAGCTTCTTTTTCTTTATCTATCACCAACAGCAACAACAAAGAGTTCTTGCTACAAAAGGATGTTAACTTCATCCAAGAGTTTAACCCCAACTCAGCGACTACGGGGACGCCACGTTTTTACGCACGTTTTGATGTTGATAACATGATTCTGGGTCCGACCCCGGACAGTAATTATGTTTGTGAGTTTCATTATTTCTACAGGCCAACATCCTTAACCGCTGGGGCAGAAAGCGGCACCACCTGGTTGAGCACTAACGCTCCTAACGCTTTGCTTTACGGTTCTTTATATGAAGCGTATATTTATATGAAAGGCGAGCCAGACATACTTCAATCGTATGAAAAACAATTTACTGAAGCAGTGACGCGCTTTAAGGATCTTGGAGAAGCTAGAGAGAATAGCGACTCTTACCGTAGGGGTTTGCCAGACCGCCCCCGCACATAAGGAGTAGAAACGATGGCAACAGCAAATGCAGCAACCAGTTTTTTGGAAAACAGGCTTCTTAGCTTTATTTTCAAAAACAATGCCGCTTCCTTTAGCTCACCGGGCGATAACATTTTTGTTGGGCTGGCAACAGCGGTAACTAACTTTGGCGATTCAACGGGTGAGTCTGGGACGCCTTCAATCACTGAGGCTACCTTTACAAATTATGCAAGACAACAGGTTGCGGCCTCGGGCTGGACTCTGACCGTTGACACAGCAGATACTCAAACCTGTACAACCGCTGCTGATCTTAGTTTTCCAGCATCTGGCGGAACAAACAACACGATTACCCATGTGTTCATAGCCACGCACGTAAGCAACAGTTTAGACGTTCTTGGATCTGGTGGTAACGTCTTGTTCATTGGCAAGTTGGACGCCGATAAGACTATCGCCAGTGGCGATATCTTCCGCATTAATGCAGGAAATCTAACCATCGAACTGAAGTAAGATGACTATCACGACGGCCCTATGTAACAGCTTCAAGGGTGAACTCTTGCAAGAGGGTCACAACCTTGCCAGTGATTCGATAAAGGTTGCGCTTATCAAGACAAGCGAGTCTGGCACCTACAACGCGACCACAACGAATTATTCTGATGTTACCGG